TGACTTTAAGTTATATAGAAAATTTGATGATAAAGGAGTTTCATTACGTTCATTCTGTACAAATAATAATGCAGCATTTGTTGCTGTAGAGGAAACATATGGTGATGTAAGTTACAATGGACATGCTAAAAAAGATCCAAAGTACTTGAATGGGATGACAAATTTTGGTATATTGATGGAAATTAAGAATATTGAAAATCCATTTGAATGGTGTAGAGAAGCAGTTAAGAAAGTACAAATCGATGGTACAGGCACTTACTATAGTCCATCTCGTAAACCATCAACCACATCAGAAGGTAATGATGTATCAGCTATTCAAGTAGAGAATTTGAATGGTCTATACGATTCATTAGGTGAATATGCTCTATATATTGTTGATTTTATTGATGATATGAAAAAAGTATTTCCAACATTAAACGACGATTGGGGAATTTATATGCCTGAGGTAAAATATTTAAGCCCAGAACCATTAGTAGATTATAGTAATCTAGCTTTAACAAAATATCCAAATGTACACTTTGTAGGCGATGCTTTAAGCGCACGTGGTATTACAGTAAGTGGAGCACATGGAGTATATGTAGCAGAATCATTAATTAAATAAATATAAAAGTTATGTCAAATACACAAACAAAAAAATTAAAAACAGCAGACGGTACTGTAGTGTACTTTCTAGATGGTAAAATGCACAATTTAGAGGGTCCTGCTCTTATACCTGAGGGTGATCTTCGTAGAAGAGAGTATTATATTAATGGTTTAAAATTCACAGAAGAGGATTGGAAAGCATCTAAGCGTAATGGTGATGGATTACCTTATTATAAGTCATCTGGAACTAAAGCAAGAAACTAATATGCGTATAGGATTTACAGGAACAGTATCAGTTGGAAAAACAACATTAGTTAATGCTTTAAAAGAACTACCTGAATTTGCTGAATATGAATTTCGAACTGAACGTTCAAAGTATTTACGTGATTTAGGTATTCCATTAAATACAGATTCTACATTAAAAGGTCAAATTATATTTTTAGCAGAGCGCTCAAGTGAGTTATTTATTGAAAATATGATTACAGATCGTACTATAATCGATGTAATGGCATTCACACGCTTAGCTAAATCAATTCCATATTTCATGGCAGATGATTTAAATGATGCAATATCGCATTTACTGCGTGAGTATGATTATATTTTCTATGTATCACCTGAGGGGGTAGAATTGGAAGATAATGGTGTTCGTACAATTGATCCAACATATAGAATGGAAGTTGATAAGGAAATTCAAAATCTTATTATTAGACATAAACCAAAGCTTCGTAACTATGAAGAACTATCCGGGAATACCGAAGAAAGAATTAAAAAAATTAAACAAACATTATTTTCATAATATTTATCAATAAAACATAAAATGAAAAAATCACGTTTACTTGAAATTATACAGGAAGAAATCACTTTAGCATTAAAGGAAGTAGGACAATCCCCAGAAGCAACAAAGGCTACAAATTTAGCTATAGCTGCTAAAAAAGCACAAATTCTTGCTGCTCAAAAAGAACTACAACAACTACAAAGATCTGGAGTTTCTGAAATTTCACTTGAAGAAGAAGAAATAGATGAGATGGCTAAATTAACCACAAAAGATGGTGAAGGTGAACCTGTTACTTTTGGAAATAACAAACCAACCAATCTTCTCCTCTTGTTCGTGGTGAAAGAGAAGTAGGTCCACGTGGTCGTAAAGCTGATCCAACTAAAGCTAAAGTAGAACCTAAAGCTAAAGCTGAACCAAAATCAAAAGCTGAACCAAAAGCTAAAGCAGAAAAAGCATCAACTAAAGATATGGATGATGAAGATAAAGAAGCGACAGCATCAATTGGTAAAGACGAAACAGCTAAAGAATTAGGTAAAACAGCACCAAAAGATAAAATCGAAAAATTCAATTTAGGGTTGAAATTTATCAAAAAATATAAAGACGAAAAACCAAAAGTTGACGCTTACCTAAAGAAAGCAAAAGAAGAATATAAACTACCAGTTAGCATGCTTAACGATTTGAAAAAAGCAGCAGGTAGAGAAGTAGGAATCTAATCTCAACTCATGAAAAATACGGTTATATCTTTTACAAAAAAACAAATCATCCAATTTAGTATTGGATTAGTAATATTGATGATATTGGTGTCTGCTCTAACACATAGAGCAGGCATTATTTATCAATCCGATAGTTACCAAAATAAAATTGATAGTCTGAATATTGAGTTAAAATATGTTAGAAAGAATCAAATTGCATTGGATGGTAGAATAAAATCATATAGCGATAGTATTTTTAAATTCAACAATAAAATAGATTCTTTAAATATAGCACTAATCACTACACAAATATATTATGGTAACAAAATTAAATCTATTAGGAATTATTCTCCTACTCAGCTTAACGACTTTTTCACAGAAAGATACAAGTAAAATTATTCTTCCATATCATGTAGCTAAACTAGTAGCTATAGACTTGGTACAGGGAGATTCTGTTAAAGCTGAATTAATTCAAACAAAACAAATTCTTCAAGTAACTCAAGAAAAAATTAAAGCTCAAGATACAATTATTGTCTCATTTGAGAAGAAGGAAATCTTACACAAATCAGAAATCAAGATTTTAGGGTTAAAAGAAGAAACACATAAAGAAAAAATAAAAGAGCTAAAATCAACAAACGAGGATTTAGTTAAAAAAAATAATAGACTAAAAACTACAGCTCAAATGTTGGGTGGTGGGTTGATAGGAACACTAGCTATATTAGTTGCGTTTATAGCAATTAAATAACATTATGGCTGAAGATATAAAAAATATAATAAGACAAGAATATATAAGATGTTCCCAAGATCCGGCACATTTTATGAAAAAGTATTGTTTTATTCAACACCCACAAAGAGGTAGAATTCAATTTAATCTATATCCATTCCAAGAAAAAATATTACACTTATGGAGAGACAATCCATATTCTATAATATTAAAATCTAGACAGTTAGGTATATCTACATTAGCTTCAGGATATGCTCTTTGGTTGATGACGTTTCACCAAGACCGAAACATATTAGCACTAGCAACAACACAAGCTACTGCTCGTAATCTTGTAAGTAAAGTCCAATTTATGTGGGAAAACCTCCCATCGTGGCTTAAGATAAAAGAAGCGGAAAATAATAAATTATCTTTAAGGTTAATAAACGGTTCAAAAGTACAAGCTAAATCATCCAATGCAGATGCCGCGCGATCAGAAGCCGTTTCTCTTCTAATAATAGATGAGGCTGCCTTTATAGATAATATTGAAGAGACATGGGCATCCGCTCAACAAACTCTATCAACTGGAGGTGGAGCTATAGTATTATCTACTCCATATGGTACAGGTAACTGGTTTCATAAAACGTGGGTTAGAGCAGAAAATCAAGAAAACCAATTCCTACCAATTAAATTACCTTGGATGGTTCATCCCGAACGTGATCAATCATGGAGAGATAAACAAGATGATTTATTAGGTGATCCAAGATTAGCAGCACAGGAATGTGATTGTGATTTTTCTACATCTGGAGATGTTGTATTTTTCCCTGAATATATAGAATTCTATGAAAAAACATATATTAAAGATCCATTAGAACGTAGAGGAGCAGACAGAAACCTATGGATATGGGAGCCAGCAGATTATTCTCGTTCGTATATGGTTGTAGCCGATGTTGCTAGAGGTGATGGAAAAGATTATTCTGGATTCCATATTTTAGATATTGAAACAAATACACAAGTAGGCGAATATAAAGGACAAATTGGAACAAAAGAATTTGGACATTTACTTTTTGGTATAGCAACCGAATATAACACAGCAATGTTAATTGTTGAAAATGCAAATATTGGATGGGCTACACTTCAAGTATTAATTGAGCGAGGTTATCCAAATCTATACTATTCTCCAAAAGGCGGTGAATTAAAATCCGATTCATATTTCAATGAATTTATGGATGTATCAAATATGGTAGCTGGATTTTCTATGACATCTAGAACTAGACCATTGTGTATAGGTAAATTCCAAGAAGCATTATCAGATAAAGGCGTTACAATCCAATCAAAACGTTTGATAGGAGAGATGAAAGTATTTGTTTGGAAAAACGGCAGAGCAGAAGCGCAAACAGGATACAATGATGATTTAGTTATGCCGATGGCTATAGCTCAATTTATGCGTGATACTACATTTAAATTGAAACAGCAGGGTATTGATTTAACCAAAAGTATGTTGCAAAGCATGTCAACATCTAAATATAATTTTTCTGGAGGGTACTCAAATAATGGAGCTAATGACAATCCTTGGGAAATGGATAACCCATATTCTCAAGGCAAAGATGACCTTAAGTGGTTGCTTTAAATTAATGGTTGGCTTTTACAATATTTATTAGTATAATACAATAAAAAAATATGGCTCAAAAAGATTTATTTTCGAGATTAAAACGATTATTCTCAACGGATGTAATTATTCGTAACCAAGGTGGTACTCAACTTAGAGTTATGGATGTTAACCAAATCCAACAATCTGGTGAATTACAAACAAACTCTCTAGTAGATAGATTCAATAGAATATACACAAACTCAGCTACATCATTATACGGTTACCAAAATTCATTTAACTATCAAACACTAAGACCTACTCTATACTCAGAATATGATGCAATGGATACAGATGCTATTGTTGCTTCTGCTCTTGATATTATAGCTGATGAGTCTTCTTTA